GCTTGAGGTTCAGGGGCGGGGTGGCATTGGGGTCCATGGCGGGTCTCCTTCTGGACGGGCTTGCTGGAGCGTCCGACGCGGCATCGGGCGATCGAGAAAGCCCGCCGCCGGCGGATGCCGGCGACGGGTTCAGTTGGGGCTCGGGAGGAGCGGGGATCAGCCGGGATCGGCAGTGGCAAGGCCCGGGATCAGGACTTCCGGACGGGTGCAGATGTGCAAGCCGTTGGACTGCCCTTCCAGGTCGATCCACTTTTCACCGCTCGGGTCGAGCGAGGCGAGCGCATAGCGAGGCAGCCCGGGGCGATTCACCGCCGAGAAATAGGGGGCCGGCGCAAAGCTCGACTGGAACAGCCCCTTCACACCCATCGGGATGAAACGGCACTCACCCTCGGCGATTTCCACATCGCCATAGCCAGGATACAGTTCGAACAGCGCGCCGCCGTACACGAACCGTTCGAGCGGATTGCCGCCCCGCAGGTCGGCCGCCTCCTGCTGATTCAGATAGGTCTCGCGGATCTCGGGATGGTTGGTAAGGTCGTTGAACAGGCCCGGGCCGCACGGGGCCCAGACCCCGGTCACCATCTTGTTCTTCAGGATACGACGCATGCGGTCCTTCAGCAGCGTCAGCTTCTTGCGGATGACCCCGGTGCCCGGCGTGTGGACCGCGCTCAGGTCCAGATAGATCGGGTCGGGCTCGGTCACGCCGAACTCATCGAACAGGTCATAGATCACCGATCCATCCGCATCCAGAATAATGCCCTGGATTGCGCCCAGACGGTGATACTCCTCGGTCGCCGACAGGGAGTCGTCCATGTCCGACAGCTTTTCGTCGCGGACCGTCTCGATGGTCTCGAGGTCACTGTCGGTGCCGAAAGCGCGGACGCCCTGGACTTCATCCGCCATCACCCGGGCGCGAGCGGGCACATGCGGAACTTCCAGGGAAATGCCGGTCCGCGTCCGGTCCGTCATCGGCGTCGGATCGGAGCCCCGCGCCTTGGCAGGGAGGATGGAAACGACCCCATCCTTTCGCTCAATGACGACCGAGGTCGTGCGGACGCCCTTCTCTTCAAACAGGCCCAGCTCGGCGATGCGCTGGGGCGGGGTTTCGACGGCGTTGATGGCCGCCGTCAGCGAAGTGGTACGGAACAGGTCGCTCCGGAAAATATCTACCAGCATGTCGGGGTTCCTTCAGTTCAGATGGTCCGACGGCCCTTTGCTGGCGTCGGTTCAAACAGGACCGGCGCGACCATGGGGGTCGCGCCGGGGGGCAGGCGTTTCGGGGTTAGGGTGAAGCGTGGACGCTAGGCCGCAGGGCGGGCGATGATCCCGCCGACTTCGCCGAGGATGGCGTCGGGGCGGGTGGCGGCCAGCTGCGCAAGGGCAGCGGCCTTTTCGCCATCGGTGTGGTCATCCCAGACCAGATCGTCCTGGACCACTTCGGCGTCTCGCACGATGGCCGCGGCCTTGGCGGTCTCGCCCGCGCCCGTCGTCACGGCGTCGAACAGGATCGCCTTGGCGATCTGGGAGCCGTTCGTGCCCTCCGGATCATGCATGACATAGGTCTCGCCCGCTTCGTCATAGGCCACGACGAACGGGATGCGCGTGCCGGTGCCCCAATCGGTGGCGCCATCCGCCAGGGTGCCGTTGATGCCCCCGTTGTAGGCGGTGCCCACGGCTCCGACACCGTCGACCGAACCGTCGGGGCGCAGCACGCGATAGGCGGCCGTCGCGCCGGATCCCAGAATCTCGATCGACCATTCGCCCGCCGGGACACCGGCATCCGCCGTCCAGGCCCCGATGGTGCCGTTGCCGGGGCCCACGGGGGTGCCCGGGGTGACCGCCGGATCGCCGTTCGGGATCGCAGCCAGCACAGCACCGGCCAGCAGCACCTGGCTGGCGCCGATGATGATCTGCTCGCGCGAGCGATAGCCAGCCGCCTCAGACAGAATGAAGCCGCCCGCGCGGGGCGACATGGTGACCTTGGTCATTTCAGGCTCCAATGTCCGGGGCGGCGTTGCACGCGGCAATCACGGCCCCCAGTTTTGCTACAGGATGAGCGGCCCAGAGGCCGGTTCAGCGCCGGGTTCAGGTTCGGGTTCAGGTCCGGGCGGACTGGCCGCGATTGGCCCGACGGGCATAGATCGCCTTGGCGTTCAGGCCGTCGGCGGACGCCTTGCCGGGCGCATCGGCGCCGAGGCGGGGCGAGCCGGACAGGGTGGCCTCAAGGCGGCGGGTTCCGCCACCCGCCCCCGCAGACCTGGCCATGCCCTGGAACTGGGCGAGCGTCAGACCATCGCGGATGGCCGCCATGGCCAGGGCCGGATTGGCCGTGGCCTCGGCTGAGGCCGCGATTTTCCGGGCCTCGCTCTGACCGTCCTCGGCGTCGTCGTCTTCCGCAGCCTCGATATCCTCATCGGTCGAGGCCTCGGTCTCATCGACGACGTCTTCCTCTTCGGCGTCCGGGTTCGCATCCTCGGTCGCATCGGCGGCTTCGGCGCGGGCCAGTTCAGCCTGGGCACGGGCCACGGCCTTGCGGGCAGCGGCGACGGTCGGGGCCTTGGAGGCGCCCTTGGGTTTCTGGGCCACGGGGGCCTCCTTTTCGGTGTCGGCCGAGGCGCGTCCCCGCGACGCTTCGGCGGATGAGGGTCCAGAGGCGGGGCTGGATTTGACGGTCGAGCCGGCGACCAGGTCGCGAAGCTCGTTGAATGCGGCTTCTTCCGAGGCGTGGGCGTCGATCAGCTTGAGGGCCAGGGCCGAGCGGGCGGCGGAGTCGTGGTGACCCATGAAGACGCGGGCCTCGGTCGCGATCACGTCTTCAGCGCTCAGCTGGGGGCGTCCCGCGACGACGTCGGCGACAAAGTCACGACCGCACTGATCGATCTCGGCCTGCAGATCCTCGCGCGCGGTGTCCGACAGGGCTTCCCACCAGGCTCCATCGGTCTTCTTCGCCCCGAACTGAATCGGCGTGATTTCGACCCCGATCTCATCCAGGGCCTTTGACCAGTTCTCGTGAACAATCACGGCTCCGATGGAGCCGACCAGACCCACGCGAGGCGCAATGATCCGGTCAGCCGAGGCGGCCATCCAGTAACCGGCGGAACAGGCCATGTCGGCATAGACATGGATCGGCTTCCCCCCGCCGCGCTGGCCGTTCTCGCGCATCCATTCGGCCAGCGCAGGCAGGCCGCCGGCCACCACGCCGCCCGGCGTGGACTCACGAATGAAGATGCCCCGGACCCGCTCGTCATCGGAGGCCTCGCGCAGGGCCGCCAGAATGGTGTCGTAGCCGTGGTAGAGGTCGCCGCAGAAATACTCGCCGCGATCCAGCAACGGACCCTCGAAATTCATCAGGGCCACGCCATCCTTCAGCGACCAGCAGAAGCCCTGATCCTCCGGCTCGCCGATGTAGCGCGGCGCATAGGCGGCACGCTCGCCGAAGTCCGGGCCTTCGTCCTCGTCATCCATGGCCGACGGGCGGCGGTCGCGACCGGCCAGCTTTCGGATCAGGGCCGAGAAACGCCCCTCGCGCACGGCGGCACCGTGATCGACCGAGCGAACGCGGTCCGCCAGTTCCTGGGCGGCCCGTGGAGTCAGCAGCAAGGGGCGGCCCGCATAGCGGGTCGCCAGGGACGTCAGGTCTCTGGGCATGGATTCCTCAGGTCAGAGCCGCGCGGGCGGCGTCAGGCGGCGGCTGGCCGCGCGTCCAGGTCAAGCGCGTGCTGGGCCGAGGCCGCCGTGGCGGCCGCGCGGCGCAGGGCGGTGTTGGGTCGGGCATCGCGCTGGCGATCCGCCTCCGGATCATCGGCATCGAACTCGCTTGAACCGCCTTCATCCGGCAGGTCCAGTTCCCGCCGTTTGGCGCGGATGCGAGCCTGCTGCTCCAGCTTCTCTTCCCAGTCCGAGCCGTCGTAGTCGGCGCACTCGTCTTCCAGCGTCGTGATGCCCGCCTCGATCCGGGCGGCGGCCGCGACGATTTCCTTGGTCGGATCGATGTGGCCCCGGCCGGGACCGCGCCAGCGGCCTTCGACATAGGCGTCGATTGCGTCGTAAAAATCGGGCGCGCCCGCCGGGACGGTCAGGGCGCCGATGTCGAAGGCCTCTTCCAGCCAGGCGGCGAAGAAGGGCCAGGCGATCTGCTGTTCGATCAGGCCGCGCAGCGCCAGGGTCTCCTTCCAGGCGATCAGCAGGGCGGCCCGCGCCGACGAATAGTTCGTCGTCGAGAAGTCCATCGTCAGCTCTTCGTAGGTCACGCCAAGCGTGGCCGCGATCAGCCGCAGGATGGCCCGTGTGAACCCCTCAAAGCCCGAGGTGTCGCGGGCCGTCGTCTGCATATTGACGTCGTCATCCGGACCCAGAACCGGGAAGCGGACGCCGTCGACCTCGACAGGGTTGTCTTCGTAGTAGCCGGCGCGTTCCTCGGCGAAGGCCGCCAGTTCATCGGCATCGAACGATTCACTGACCGCGCTGGGACCGGCGCTGGACTTGATGAAGCCGAGGAACAGGGCATTGACCGCCGCCGCCTCGATCGTCTTGTCGGTATATTTGCTGAAGCTCTTGAACAGCTTCAGGCAGGCGGCGAACCGGGTTACGCCCCGGGTCTGACCGGCCCTCAGATAGTCGAAGGCATGCAGCACCTGGGGGCGGCCCAGATTGGTCGAGTACCGCTCCCAGGGAAACCAGCGCATGTGCGCGTGGCCGCCGACGTCGGACGGATGGCCCTCGCGGATCCAGTACCGGATCGGGATATCGGCCGGGCTCTTCTCGACCCCGCCCGCGATCGTGTTGCCGTTTGGCAGCCGCGAC